AAGTCTAACCCGAACATTCTGTTCATAAAGCAGTAGAACCATGCCTGAGTTTATTTATTCTTCAATCTTTGGCGAACTGACTAAGAATGTTCAGATTCGCTTCGATAAGGTCTCAGAGCTGAACAAGAAGTTGTTCGACAATGTCATCTTTGAGCAGTTCCTTGATTGGGATATCCCAACCATCGGACTTGACTTCGAGGAATTGATAGGTCAGTACAACATCACTGTTGCCGCTCCGACCATCGGAACAGATGCTAAGGAGGCAATCCTTGGCACTGAGGGTCTTGAAACCCTGAAAGAGACCATCCTGACCCATGCACTCACCCTGCCTATGACTACCAAGGATTATCGCAAGGTGTTGCAGATTCTCGATTCAAAGTCTCTGCCTGATAAGGTCAAGAATGAGCAGCTCATCAAGCTCATGTGGGGTAATGTTGAGACGGTCGTTAAGTCCGTCCTCGGTAAGCTCGATATGATTTTCTGTGGTGCGCTCTCCAATGAGGGTAAGTTCACTCTCGATGAGACCACTAACCCTGAGGGCGGTGCTCGTGGCTTGATTAATTATAATCAGCCCGCAGAGAATATCGCATCTGCCGCTACCCAGTGGACTGATGCCAATATCGATACCGTTGATTGCTTCGAGGATATTCAGGCAATCATCGATGCCGCTCAGGATAAGGTTGCCTTTGCAAAGGTTCTTTGCTCACCCAACCGAATCTCTTATATGTGCCGTTCTAAGAAGATGAAGCAGATGATTCATGGTACGGATAAGTCATCCAAGATTGTGCAGTTGAAGGATATCAACGCATACATGGAGGAAAATAGCTATCCTATCTTTGTCCCCATCCGCCGTCAGGTTCGCATTCAGAACGGAACTCAGCGCACTCCTTACTCTCCTTGGAATGACAAGAATATGGTCTTCATTCCCGATGGAAAGCTCGGTCTCGTAAAGAACGCTTGGGCTAACAACGAGTTGAAGCCTGAGGCAGGAGTTGCTTACTCTAATTATAATCGCATCCGTGTATCTCAGTGGGGTGTAGGTGAGACCCAAGGCTCGAATGGTGTTGAGTTCACCAAGGCTGAGGTCAATGCCCTGCCCGTAATCACGGAGATGAATGGAATCTATACCCTCAAGACAAAGAACTAATCGATGAAGAATTCTGAGGCATTGAAAAGTCTGTGCAACGCTATTGCGAACACATTCTATCCCGATGATAGAACCATCGAGCTTATGTTTTTCAATGAGGGAATCACTCCAACGGCAGAAGCCACTCCGAAAGACCCAAAAATCTTTCGGATGGCTACCAGCCTGATAAAGGGCTATGTGGAGGGGAGCCGAAATGAAAACGGGGTCTCTACATCTGTCAGGGAGGATGGAATCAAGGAAAGCATCTTGTATTGGTGCAATATCTATGGGCTTGATGCCGATGAGATTCTGAGCGATTTTCTTCGAGTCACGGAGGATGGTTCACATCTATGGTAGGTCATGAGAGCTAACGGAATCCTGAGATATGAGATTGTCAGCGGAGGTGAACTCAATGAATACGGAGAGCCGATTGCGGCTCAAAGCTCATGGAGTGACCCTATCCCCTGCTCCATAAAGACCAATAGCGATACCCGAAAGGGTAAGTATGAGGATGGAATATTCCGTCAGGCATCATTCACAATCCTCATCGAGCTTGCAGCCTTTCCCCATAAGCGAATCTCTTTGGAGAGGAACGGGGAATCACTTGGAGAATTCGATATCCTCAGCTCCGAGCCTCTGACTTCCGTAGGTCGTACTCAGATAGTGGTCTGATATGGCAAAGGTACTCACCTCGCATAAGAATTACAAGGGTGTCATAGTCAGCAAGACCGATATGAGGAAACTCAGAGCGGGTCTTAAAATGAAGATGAATGCCATTGTGGAACACCTCATCAAGCAACTCTCATATATCGGTGAGGAATGCGTGAGGATAGCGAGGCAGAACGGGAGCTATAATGATATCACTGGTAATCTGAGGTCATCCATCGGATATGTGGTTCTATATGACGGGAAGCCCGTTGTGTATGGTGCATCCAAGCAGTATAGCGGTTCTCAGGGCAATGGCGAGAAAGGCGCAGCCGCAGCCGAAGCCCTTTTGAACAAGGTTCAGGCTAAATACCCTTGGGGAGTTGTCCTGATAGTCTGTGCAGGAATGAAATATGCCGCCTACGTGGAGAATATTCATCATAAGGATGTGCTTACATCGGCAGAGCTGAAAGCGGAATCCCTTGCGAATAAATTGTTGAACGGACTTATTGAACCTGATTAATAATGGCAGTCAAGACGGAGATTGAGGTTGAGAGGGACTTCTATTCCTTCATCAAGAATGGGAGCCTCGGAAGTGCAATAAAGGGGGATGTCTATCGCCCTGATATGCGCCCAGCCGATGCCAAGACGGAGGATTTGGTAGTCAAGTTCCTTGCGGGGCTTGATGAGCAGATTCAGACGGGAGTGGTAATCCTGAATCTCTATATTCCTGATACCAAGAATAAGGATGGGAGATTGGTTCGTGATGCAGCCCGCATCGGAGAGCTTCAATCGGCAATCAGGGCTTTCATCGATGGGAATGATGAATCCGAGTATTGGATGGAGACCGATGGAACCCCCACCTCCATGAAGAATGAGGAAATCGGGCAATGGTGTATCACCGCCCGAATCCATTTCAAGCGAATCAGTGAGTAGAAATAAAAAGTGTAATCCAAAAAGTCGAAGATTATGGCAAGAAAGATTATAATGTCGTGGTCTAAGTGTAAGATTGAGGTCGGTAAGACTGGCGAGAATGATGCTATGGCATCCAGCCTCGTATCAATCGGCACTATCAATGACAAATCCACCACCCTCGGCACAGAGGATGGCGAGAAGCTGACCGCCACCGCAACGGGCGGAGTCGTGGTCGCAGAAGAAGAGGGTGAACCCGTTGTTACCATCACCACCCGTGTGAAGGAGATGGACTTCGATACTGAGAATATGTTCACGGGAGCAACCAAGAATGGCGAGGGCGATGAGCTGACCGTCAAGACCAATGTGGTTCCCGATGATTTCTCAATCAAGCTGACTCCAAAGAATATCGGTGCAGTGGGTATCAAAGCCCGCAGAACCCATGTCTCATTCCGACCTGGCTCATCTGAGGAGGAGGGTCAGTATGTTGACCTGACCTTTAAGATTCTCCAAACGGAGGATGGTGAGCTTTATAAGAAGTTCAAGGTCAAGGCTGCTGATTGGGCAACTGTCGCAGCTCCGACATTCACCCCATCGACATGGGCGAGCGGTAGCACTCTGTCCGTA